CTATATTGAGTTAATTGCTGTTTCAAAGAATGAGACAGCTTTTTTTGCATTCTCTTTTGATAAATGGCTATAAATATCCATAGTCATAGATAGAGTAGAGTGCCCTAATCTATATTGGAGTTCTTTGTAGGGGATGCCTGTGTTCAGCAATAAACTAGCGTGAGTGTGACGAAAACCATGGAAGCCTATATTCGATACATTTGCTCTTTTAAAATGTGTTCTTAATCGAGTTTGTAAGGTTCTATTGTTTGGGTACTTATGGATAAAATCAGAAAATACCACTGTTTCTGAACGCCCTAACTTCCATGCTTCTTGAATCTGTCGTCGTCTATACTGCTTAAGCATTGTAACTGTTCGACTATCTATGTCAATATCACGATAGCTTGACTTTGACTTTGGACTATTAATTTCTTGCTTGTAATTTAGCGTTTTTGTGACATGAACAACGGCATTATCCAAGTCGATATCTGACCAGTTTAGTGCTAACGCTTCATTAATGCGACAACCTGTAGCTAATAAAAACTTATAAAGTGTGACTTCATAGAAGTATCTGTATTTACTTTTATCTAGATTGTTTAAGTAGTTGAAAAATGTTCTTAGTTCATCATTTTCGAAATGCTTTACTCTTTTAGTGTTAGCTTTCTTAGTGTTGCGAGGGAGAATGACCTCACGCGCAGGGTTGAATGGTATAGCTTGCATGATAACGCCATACTGTAGTATACGTTTATTCAGCGCGTGTATTCTGTCATAATGGAGGTAAGCTTTTCTTTCTCCTTTATTAGTTTTATCAGCTAGTTTATTAATGATAGACTGTATAAGTGGTGTCGTTAACTTATCAAGCTTATATGCTCCAAAAATTGGTATGACATGAACGGTTAACAGCTTTTCAGTAGCTAGCTGAGTATTGTATTTTACGGTATGTTTGTAACTATCCCACCATAAGGTTGCAAGTTCCTGATAACTTGTTACGGAAGTAGCTTTGAAGCGAGTAGAACCATTTTTTATAAACTCGACAGCTTCGTACTTAGCTTTTTCTCTAACTTCTTTCTTAGTTCGTCCTGTTATTTTAGTAGTTACTTTTTTACCTGTTACTTTATCAGTACCAAGATAAATACTGGCACGATAAATTACCGTACCATCTTTCTTTTTTACTTCAGTTATTTTCATGATCATAAACCTTTCCATCAGCAGGCAAGCTATTATTAAAGGGATTTTAGGTTTATATCATGGTATAATAATGGTATCGGGTAAATATCCGAAATATTACAAATAGAAAATTGTGATATAATATTAGACTTTTAAGGCCTTGCGAGCGTAAAAACTTGTGAAGTCTTTTTTGTTTTTTTGGGGTAAGTTGATAAATTTATATGATTGAGAGTTGAAATAGCTATACGAGGATATTATGCCTATTTTTTACATATCATCAAAAAGTGAAAGTTGATTATCGTCTGGTTGTTTATCTAGTTGTTTATGTTTCTTTTTCAAATCTTGGATACTCTCTTGAGGTGTAGGGAGATTTTCGGGCATAGTTGTGCCTAGTTTCTGCATTGTTTTTCTGATTGTTCTACCTACGTTAAAGTGTGTATCGTTAGCTAGATTTTCATCGTGTATCTGCCGATTTCTTAACACTTCATCGGTTTGAGTAGCACGGAATAAGTTAGCGGCCAATTCAGCGCTACCCATATAATCAAGAATACTTTGCCCTTTTTCCAGTTCTTTTCTATCATGAATATCTTGCATAGACATTCCACCATAAAGGCCTTTATATCCAAAGTTTTGAAACTTGCCGTAGTTAGTGACACCCGACATTTTAGCAGCTTCAGCTAAGGATTTATTATGTTCCTTCATCTCTTGGCGAATCGCTAAACGTTTGTGCTCTTCATCGAGTTTGTTGAAATTATCAGCTAGTTCTTGCTGACGGGTTTTAATAGCAAAATATGATTGACCCAGTGCAATGACTTCTTTTCTAGGGTCACCATTTTGGACAATCAAATAGCAGGCATAGCGAGATAGTTTATAATCTTTAATCTCCCTATCTCCTAGAGGGAGCTGTACAATTTTGCTGACCTCGGGAAAATTCATAGCGATGGGGTTTCCAGTGTTTTCACAAGCTATTTTAGCCCGCTCAATAACGTTTAAAAAATTGTCCCATTTAGCATACTCTAAAACAGTTTGTAATTCACGGGCATACCAAAACTCTACACCGTTTTCATCTATGTGTTTAATATTTTCGAAAGCTAATTCGTCATAATGTTGTAATTCGTTCATGCTTTTCCTTTCTATGTTCTAACGGTCAAGGTACGGTGAGTTAAAAATGACTAAAAATAATTTTATGTATATTTTTATGATATTTTATGCAACTGCTTAACAGATAAGATAATAGTTTTTAGTTATAGGTCGTTTTTTCTACTCTGGTAGCTCATTTTTAGACTTAAAGCAGTGGGGTATAGTTTTATACTGCTAGAGTATTTCATGTCTGTTTTAACACACCAGAGTGGGCGTTTTCGGCCTTAAAATAGAAACTATGGGTTATTCATCTCTATCCTTGCTAAATATGACAAAAATTCCAAAAGCTAAAATCAACTTGATAATTCCTCTTATATACTCACCAGATAGAAGCATATCAATGCCTGTCACTGAAATAGCAATACCACACAGTATCAAGAATACTTGTTTTTTGTTTATGTTCATAGAAAATCTCCTTTTATTGAAATACAACCACGCGCAGATAGCTTATTAATTACCGCCGACAAAAGTTCAGAAAAGTTCAGATTATACTCCAATTTTTGCTAAGTTTTGAGGGTCTTGTAATTAAAGAAAATAAAAGGCGTATCAAGGAGTTTGCGCGTAGGTAAAGATAATAAAATTGGCATTTAGACATGAAAATTTAACAGGTCGTTATTGAGTGGTAACTGTAAGGTAGCTAAATTTGTTCCACGCGCATAATGCTGAACTTCGAGCGAACTTAGAGAATAGAAGGTTACTACTCCCAACCACGAACACATGGTCGCATTTCGGAATGCTGGAAAATGTTGGCGCGTGGGTTAGTTGTCTATACTATTATTGCTGTTAGCAAATTCCCTACTTAAATCCATAATGAGTTTTCTTTGGTTGTCAGTCCCCATGGTCCAATATACTAACAAATCCCGAAAATCTTCAGGCAAAGTAGAAATATTGTTGATTAAGTGATTTATATCTCTACGAGCTTCTTCTTTTGAATTGTAGGCACCTAGCCCGAATTTCTTATTTTCAATGTTAGCTATATTGATAAGAGCATTGTAAAAATCGTCTCCCCTCTTTTCTCCAATAGTATTAAAAGTTAAAAGTTCTATAGGGTCGGCTCTTAGTTCAATAATATCTCCTACTTCTTCATGATGCACTATTTCACGACTATTTAGAAAATCTTCGGGTACTTTGAAATCACTATACCCCAACAGATACCCAACACTAACCCCGAAGAAATCAGCGAGGGCTTGAGCTTTGTCTGATTTGATGACATGCTTTTCATTTTCCCAATTTGAAACAGTTAATTTTGTTGTACCTATTCCATGTGCTAGCTCTGCTTGAGTTAGTCCTTTTTCTTTTCGTAATTCTTTCAACCTATTCATAAAATATCACACCTTTCAAAAACAATTATAACCGTGATTTTAACAAAAAGCAAAGAAAACTATATTTTTTTCAAAAAAATCGTTGACAAAGAATAGAAAACTATATATAATCAAAATCAAGGTATAGAAAACTATATCAAAATACCCCCCTAACACCTTTCACTTTTTCAATCTATTCATCTAGAAAGGAGAACAGAATGAGCAAATTAAAAGGCTATCGTGTCATGCTTGGGCTAACACAGCAAGCAATGGCAGACAAGCTGAATATCTCTTTGCAGTCTTACAATAACAAAGAGACGAAGAAAACGCCCTTCAATGACAAAGAGCGCCTAGCGATTAAGTCAATGGTTGCTGAAATTAAACCAGACATCACCATTGATGAACTATTTTATCAAGACTAGAAAGGAGCAAACCAATGGCAAAACAACCATTTACCCAAGAAACACTCTATAAGCTCTATGAAGATAACGGAGTTATCACTTTGGCTCTTATCGCCGAAGCTTTGCCAACGTGGACGCTTGCAGACATTAAGCAGCGACTTTCGGGTTGGCGGTATCGAAAGGCTATTGACTATAAGTTAGAAGATGATGAGCTGATAGATTTTGAATTTTTGAGAAATAAAAAAGCCCAACAAGTAGAAATTACAGAAGGGCATAGACTCAAATTAGACTTACTTTTTCGGCAAGTTCTCGCAACTTCTGAAATTATCGAAAAAAGCACTGCCAAAGCGAGCGACCGCAACAAAGCAATGGAACTGCAACAAAAAGCAATGCGGGCAATCCCTGACGCTGTTTTTAAAGAGCTATCAGAAGTTTACGAGTAAGAAAGGCAGGTCACAAATGAATCTAGTTTATTTAGACGGCAAGAAAGAGCCGTACACCACAAGCGAGATAATCGCTGAATGTGCTGAAGTACAGCACCACACAATTACACGCACCATCAGAAAGAACCTTGAACGTTTTGAGCGTTTGGGAAAGGTTGGATTTAATATCCAAGCTATGGAAAGCGGACAGCAGTCTAAAATCTATATTCTGAATGAGCAACAAGCAACCTTGCTGATCACGTTCTTGAAGAATACGGACCAGGTAGCAACATTCAAAGAAAATCTAGTCAAAGCCTTCTTTGAAATGCGTGACGAGGTGGCAGAGTTTCGCTATCAGAGGGCTCTAGAAAAGCCGAAACGTAAAACCTTACATGACAGTATAGAGAACTGGGAGCAAGCCCCTAAACACGCGCACAGCACGGTTACAAACCTATTGCTTAAAGGTGCCAGCGGATTGAATAAACGCCAGCTAGTGGCTCAACGTGGAGGTCTGACAGGCATTGATAGCCTAACTAGTAAGGAGCTAGTGAGATACCAAGCTTTGGAAGATATGGCAATCGCTCTTATCAATCTTAATTTTACCTATCAAGATATTAAGACAATGGCATTAAAAAACACGCTACAATGCGCGTGAGAGCAACAAAGAAAGGCAGGCAAGTATGAAAAGGAATTATAGCAAAGTCATAGATGAGCTAAGAACTTCCTATAACTTGAACTTGGTAGAAATTGGGCAACGTATCGGAATAGACCCCCGAACAGTTGGTAAATGGTGGCAGGGTAAACACAAACCTAACCAAGTTAGTAGAAGCAAACTGAACAAGCTATATAGAGAGGTAAAAGAAACTATGACAATACAAAATACAAAGAACCCATTTGAAGACTTTTTCAATTGGTCAAAGGAAATGAACAAGAAACCAACCGCTGACGTTATCGCTAGCCGACAATTTGGGGATAAGTCGTTTGAAATTTATGGCAATAAAGATAACCCGCTTTTTATTGCCGTTGAAGTTGCTGAAATGATTGAAGTGCAAAATACAACGGACTTATTAAAAAGGATTGATGAAGATGAAAAGCTGACCTATGTAATATCTAGGGCAGGTCAAAAACGTGAAGTAAATATGTTAACTGAATTTGGTCTATATGAAGTGCTTTTCCAATCACGCAAACCAAAAGCCAAAGAGTTTAGAAAAGCAGTCAAAAACATTCTAAAAGAAATCCGCTTGAATGGCTATTACATGCAAGGCGAATTGGTGCAAGAACTAGCTCAACCAAGCACCCAAAAACTACCAGGTATAAGTGACCTAACTTATATACGAAATAAGCTAGCTGATTTAGTTGATATGGATAATCTAACTGATATTTCAAATGGGATTGACCGAGTTCAGCAACTAGTGAAGCTGATCAGCTTGTAGGAGCAATCTATGAACAAAACAGAAACATGGAACGGATATACTATCCGATTTGTAGAGCACCAAGGTGAATGGTGGGCGGTGCTAGCTGATATTGCTAAAGCACTAGATCTGAATCCAAAATTTATTAAACAACGTTTGGGAGATGAGGTTGTTTCAAACAACCACGTCGCAGACAGTTTAGGGCGTCAACAAGAAATGTTAATCGTTAATGAGTTTGGCATTTATGAAACTATCTTCTCAAGCCGTAAGAAGGAAGCCAAAACCTTTAAATTATGGGTATTTGAGATTATCAAACAACTACGCCAAAGCACAGGGCTAGAGGGCTTCCAAGTATTTAGAATGTTTGATAAAGAACATCAAAAGAAAGCTATGAATAGGCTTGTCGATGGCTTACAAAATGCAACTAAGAAAGACCTTATCAAAGCAAACACTATCGCAAACAAAGCCGTTTCTGACCTATATGGTTATCCTAAGATGGTTAGTAAAAACGAGATGACAGAAAACATGTTGCGAGACCGTGAGCCTATCCTTGATGAAACGGTTGAACTAATCAAGGTTAAAGAAAAATACGGCTTAAATTTTAGCGTATCTGAAGCTATCTATAACCAAAACACAATAAAAAAAGCGCAGTGATGCGCGTGGATAAAGGAGAAATGATTATGAAAGCAACAACTTACAAAGAGTTGAAGAAATGGATTGATGAAGGTGTTGATTTAGCTGAGCTAGCACAGGGTTACGCTGACAAAGTACCAAATGCAGATCGCGAACAGTTTGAAGCAATCACACAGGAAATTTTCAACGTATTGGAAGGCGTATCGCTCATGCTTGATGACAAAGTGCTAATCTATAATCGCAAAGCAGAGCAAAAGCGTTTGAATGACATTGAACAAGGCAATTATTAATCAATAATCAAGAGCAACAAAAAAAGGCTTACCGAGACCAATCAGCACAGCCTTTAACTAGTATAACTAAACTCAAATAATAAAGCAGGCAAGCTATTATTAAAGGGGTTTTAGTAAAAGATTTGATAGCTAGATTATACCATATCTAGGATATTTTGACTACTATCCTTTAAAACTAGCACGAATCTAGTACAAGAAACAAGCAATCAATAAGAATACTACACAGAAAATAAAATTAAGCGAGAAAAGACATAATGAAATATAGAGCAGAAACAAATCCTTTTTCAAAAGATAGATACACTCCTGAACAGCTAGAAATGTTCAAAAATCGCCAACTCAGCAAAGATAAAGCTGAAGCATATTTCACTCGACTATATAACCAACATATTGCTTGGGTGATTATTGCTAACGTTATGACAGAATACGTCATTAAATTCAGAAAAAGTGCCACCAGCTTTGAAGAAGCATGGGAAGCTTTAGACTATCAACGAACCACAGAGATTGTCTTTAGAGCCGTTAACGGTTTACCTTGTTCAGAGAAAGACACTGGGGAACTTGAAACTCATTTAAGTGAGGTATCCGCATGAGGAGTATTGAAGAATTAAATGAAATCGCTAACTATATTTTAGAGCGTATGACTGACGAGGAAAAAGATAACTTTCCCAACATGACAAGAGAAGAAATAAAAGGATTAATTATTAAATATGGCAATTCAAGAACTTAATCTCACACCAACACAGACGCTTATTCTATTCTTTGTTTTAGGTCTCTTAGGGCTTCTCCTTAGCCTTTCTAAGCCATTAATAGAGATTGACTTACCAGAAGATCGCCAAACACCTAAACCACGTCAGAACGCAAACTATGGGGCTTATATTCAATCACAGAACCATTATTACAATTAGGGAGGAACTGAATGACACTACCAGAAAATTATAGACGTGTTCTTAATCTGATTAAGGTGGGGGCAGACAACCCCATTACAGGAGCAGAGATTGGCTTAATACTGAAACTTGAAGAACGCTCCGTCCAAAGTATCATCAGTAGCTTAATCACGCGCTATAACGTCCCTATTATCGGCATTAGACACGGATTCAATCGTGGTTACTTTATTCCAGCTAATAAAGAAGAATTGCTAGACGGTGCTAAAGCCTTTTACAACCAAGTACAAAAGGAACAAGAACGCCTAAGTGTGTTATTGAATGCCGATTTAACCAGCTATAAGAAATTACTCAAAGGAGGTTAGGCATGAACGTATTTAGTCAAGATTATGAAGCCAAACTCTTAGAACAAAACCTGACCGCGTTTAATCGCTTTTTGGAAGCCTACCAGAAACCTAAACCAAGAGTTTTAGGGTTGATAACGGCTGAACAGGTCAAAGAGGAATTAAATATCAAAGGCAAAACTCTAAAACGGTGGGAAAAAGCTGGTCTAAGACGATACCAACCACCACTAGAAGATACGAGGAAGCATTACTATAAAGTCAGTGATATTCTTATTTTTTTGGGGGTAAATGTGTAGATGGCTATTTATGAAGCAAGAGGCTTTAGCTCTTATTTGTACCCCTACAAAGGACCTTTAGAACCATTTGACTATATTGCTCAGTTTAGACCTTTGAAACCGCCTGAGGATATTGATATTGAAGAATACAAGCGAACACAAGCCCCCTACTGCCTGAGTGGCAAAGTCACAGCAGAGAAAAACGGTAGCTATAAGCGTAATAATACCAGTCTGGTATATCGTGATTTAATTTTTCTTGACTATGACGAGATTAACACAGGCATAGACCTACCTAAAATCGTTTCTGACGCACTTTTTGGCTATTCTTATATCATTTATCCCACAATCAAACACACGGCAGAAAACCCCCGTTATCGGCTTGTAGTGAAGCCCAGTTGCATCATGAACGAAGAATCCTATAAGCAGGTAGTGAAAGAAATTGCTGATAAGATTGGGCTACCCTTTGATATGGCCAGCCTTACTTGGTCACAGCTCCAAGGGCTACCAATAACAACAGGAGACCGAGCAGAGTATCAAAAAATCGTAGAGCATGGTCTAGATTATCCAGTACCAAAGGTTGAACCAAGAGCGAAGCAAGAAACTACTGAGCGTTACAAGCCTATAGCAAGTGGCCAGAGGTCAATGACCATGAGAATTATTGACACGCTTTTCAACGGCTTTGGAGACGAGGGAGGGCGTAACGTGGCACTCACGCGCTTTGTCGGGCTACTCTTTAATAAGTGGGTTGATTGTGATATAGAAACAGCTTACGAGTTGACAAAGATAGCTAACGGTGTGACAGATAACCCATTACCGATTGAGGAGTTAGACCGCACTTTTACCAGTATAGCAAGAGCAGAATTTAGAAAGAGAGGATAGAGCCATAGAAAAAGAAGATTTGAAAAGCCTTGAAAGTGAAATCTTAGAGGCGCGTGAAAGTGAAGATAAGTATTTCAAGACTTTCAAAAGCGTTAGGGGGCAACTTATTAAGGAATGTCAGAGTATTAAAGAAGAAGCCTATCAGATAGCTTATGATGAGGTCATGGCAGACAGCGAACAACTTGAGAATGTAAAAGCGGGCAGATTGACCGAGGTACAGCATAAAGAACTAGCCCACCAAAAAGGACAAGAAGCAAGCGAAAAAGCGTTGCCTAAAACACCGCTAGGGGTTGCTATCATGCTGAAACAATATATCCACTTTATCAGGATTAAACCAGAAGCGCAAGGACAGAAAGCCCCTCTGTACTACTATAACCCTGATTTTGGTATCTGGTTAGAGGATAACGAACTTTTACAAGACCTTATTTCTACAATTTTCCCAAACGCAACGGAAAAACAGGCTTTTGACACCCTTTATAAAATTGCCAGACAAAGCCAAATGAAAGAAATTCAAGGAAAGTATACGGTTATTGGCAAACAACTTTACAATGCTGAAACAGGCTTATTCGAAGAAATAACGCCAGAGATAATAGTTACACGAAAAATAAAAACAGGTTATAATCCAAATGCAAAAGAACCAAATTTAAAAGGCTGGAAGCCTACAACATGGCTAAAAGAACTTTTTGACCATGACGAGGAACTCTATAACCTTGCTATCCAAATTATTAAAGCTAGTATCACAGGGCAATCATTGCAGAAAATCTTTTGGCTATATGGTGAGGGTGGAACAGGGAAAGGAACGTTTCAACAGCTACTAATCAATCTGATAGGTATGGAGAATGTGGCTAGTTTAAAAATTACAGGATTATCAAACAGTCGCTTTTCAACTTCTATCTTATTAGGAAAATCTCTAGTTATCGGTGATGATGTACAGAAAGACGCTGTTATCAAAGATACGTCAGATATGTTTAGTTTAGCAACAGGCGACATCATGACCATAGAGGACAAGGGAAAACGCCCCTATAGCATACGCCTGAACATGACCGTAGTACAATCTTCTAATGGTTTGCCAAGAATGAACGGGGATAAGTCAGCCATTGATAGGCGCTTTAGAATTTTACCCTTTACTAAAATATTCAAAGACAAGCCCAATAAAGCCATAAAAGAGAGCTACATTAACCGCAAGGAAGTTCTGGAATACTTGGTTAAATTGGCGATTGAAACGCCAATCGCTGACATTAACCCTAGGAAGTCTATTGAAATACTAGAAGAACATCACAAAGAAATGAACCCCGTTATTGACTTTATTTCTAAGTTTTTTACTGATGAACTGACAAGCGAGTTTATACCTAATAGCTTTGTCTATCATGTTTGGAAAGGTTTCTTAGAGTATTATGACATCAAACAGACCAAATCAGAAAGAGGCCTACACAAAGAGATTAAAAACAATCTTCCAGAGGGTTTTGAAACAGGTATGAAAATTATACCATCAGGTCAACAACTCCATAAAGGTTTTTACCCTAAAGAAGATCTACCACCCTATGCTAGCTTAGCCTATTCTAACGGGAGAACATCGCCAGAAAAACAGAAAAAGCCCAAAAATGAAAGAGGGTACTACAATCATTGGCCAGAGTATAAAAAGAGGAGAAAAAAATAAAATTTATCACGTTTATCACAAACGAAAATTAAACGTGATACAAATGAGTCCAGTCATACCAAGGGGTTGACACATTTATCACGTTTAACACGAAAAAAACAAAATTTCCCATATATAGGTATATAGGAAGTAGTCCTTGAATATCTTATATATAGATTTTATTTTTAATGTATAAAACGTGATAAATGTGATAAATAAGAGTTAAACCCTTGATACTACTGACTTAAAATTTATCACGTTTAAAAAAGCTAGTGTGATAAACGTGATAAATCGGAGGTTATATAATGAAAATCAAACTATTTTATCAAAAACACAAAGAATCACTAGATGATTTTGAATATCGGGTCAATCAATTTACCTTATCGGTATCTGTGATAGACATCAAGTTTTCAGAAGCAACTTATGGCAATTATGAAGACATGAGTACCACAACTTCTTTATTGGTCTTGTACAGGTAACTGATATGAAACTACAATTACACACACGAGGTGGTAACACCATCACCATACAAGGAGACCGCACCCTTTATAATGAGTTGGTCAAATATCTTTTATCTGGCCAACAACCAAACTGGGTAGCGTGTCCTTCTGCCATTATCAATTTATCAGACATTATAGCAATCACAAAGGAGAAATAACATGAGAACATTTTCAGACACACCAAAAACATTCACATTCCACTACACTTTTAAAGACTTTGACACCGCTCAGGTAGCTTGTCATGCTATCTTAGGTTACATGACTGGTACTTATGAGCAACCAGTGATTGACGCAACTTATCACAATGATGACCAAGGTGGTCATGCTAATCAGTTAGTCTTAAAATATGCTGAAGATAGAAAGTTAAGCAAGGTCTTCAAGCGTATCTGTGACAGTTTCAAGGACTATTACAACCAACCTGAGGATATGACGGATGAAGAACTTGATGACATGGCTCAGGAAAATGAATTAATTAAGGAAGTTGAAGAACTTGATGATCAGCGCGTGGTTCCTTTATTTGAGATTACTCAAGAGGAAGCTAATGAACAAGACACACTCATGGCTTTCATCTCAGACCATGACCAACTAGCTGAACATCTCTCTATGAATTATCAGGAGATGAGCCAAGACGATTTAGGAGCTATCCTTGAAACTATCAGTCAAGCCTTTAACCATTTGTATGATATGGTTGTTGAAGGTCAGTTACTCGTTAAATAAACAATCAGAGGGATTTCCCTCTTTTTGTCGTTTTATCAATAGTTTTGGGTTGTTTGAGTTTTAAGGAGAAAGAATGTTAGAACTATCTATTGAGAGTATTATTAAACCGATGAAGAAATATGACAAGACAAAGATTACAGGAACAATGGATAACCAACCTATTCGCATAGACCTAGATAATCTGGTTATTCATTATAACCATCAAAACTTATTACTTGAAACGATACCAGGAACTTATGGTGGTAAACGCTACTTCTTCTTGTGTCCTAAATGTGAGAGACGTTGTCGGAAATTATTTAAGGCTTCTCATGCCTTTGCCTGTGGTTCTTGTCAGAAAGTTCATCAAGCCACACTCAATCGAAGCAAGACAGACTGTTGCTACTACTGGCGATTAGCCTTTAAAGAGTGTTTGAAAGTAAATCCAGAAGCAAGACACATTCATGGATATTATAGTCGTGATGACTTTCCTAAACGTCCAAAGTACATGAGATTGGCAAAATATTTACATCACTGGAGGAGATTTCATTATTATATGGATAAGGGAGACAGTCACTGGTTATAATACGGAAACACACCCACTCTTTTTTTAACGGGGCTATGTCGTTCATGTTTTTGAGAACGCCGCCCTTTTCCGTGCAAAAAATTCCCTTTTTGAAATTTTTGATAAAAATTAAAAGCTTGATTCTAAAGGATTTTATATCTAATTTAAGCTAAGTACCCTACCACAAAGAATGACTTTATCAGACTAAAATAAAACATGGTTTTAGAACTTCTATCTGACAAGTTGATATTTTATATTACCAACTTTAAAAAGCGCTTAGAAACGATTTTAGAAGCCAAAAGCGAAGTACTACAAAAAATATCTAGTTTACAAAACGAGAAACACAAAAAGACGCTCACACAGAACGTCTCCTTGGTTAAATTTAAGCTTAACTAAATTATACCAAAAAGGAGTTAATCATGGGCGCTAAAGAACAATTAAAAGAATTGAAGCCACTTTTTGCTTTAATGACCTTATTTGAGGAACAACGAGACAAGGACATCAAGCTGATGAATGCTTTTCGTAATCCTGAGTTACTAAATGGCATTGAAAAAGGTACTGCACAGCAACTCTTATGTTTGGCAAAAGAACGTGACAAGAGGCTAGCCATGATTACCTCCCTACAAGATGAGAATCAGATAGCTGTTATTAAGGCTAGATATGTGGATGACTTATCATGGGACGAGATACCAGATAAAGTAGGTTGTTCAAGGAATACTGTTTTCAAACTACATAGAGAAGCTTTAGAGGTGTTAGATGAGCAAGAAGAACGCCATGCGTAAACTTAAGGAGTTCCAGAGGTGGCAACGTATCGCCAATAGCCTTAATTTAACCTATAACGAGCGTTACCAGTTTGATATAGATTACCATCCCACGCGCAGAAAACACCTTGAAATAAGCCGAGAATGCGCTCTAGAGGAGCTAGACGCGATTAAGCATGCCATTAATCAACTATCTAAGATAGACTACAGACAAATACTGATCGAGTGTTACTTGATTAGTGAAAAGTTATCTAATCAAGAGATCATGACGAAACTTAATCGCTCTGAAAGTTGGTACTACGAGACTAAGAAAAGAGCTTTGCTTGAGTTTGCGGAGCATTATAGGGATGGAATTCTAAATAAAATAAATTAATAAATCATAGTACCTTTATATCTTATATGTGGCATAATATCCGCCAGGGAGTAATTTTTTGATATAATATCTTCATAATAATTTAAATTTATTTTTTAGATGGAGATAGTGAAATACAAATAAAAACTTTTAATATGGCATATCCAGATAAGTCGTTTAAACCAACACCCATTAATGAATTGATAGAAAAGTTTGATAAAGAAATCAATCAATTCATGGAAAATCAAAAAGAAGTTATCTCTGTTAACACACAAACAAATGGACTTGCTGGTGGTTTTCAATATTTTGTCACTGTAGTTTATCGAAACTGA